CCAATAGAAAGGCCGGTTAACGAACCGGCCTTCATGTGTGCATGTGCGCGTTTTGCGAGGGGATCATCATCAATAAGCAACCGTCCCCTGACGTAAAGCCCGACATCGTCTTCCTTCATTTCAGTGTAAACACCGATGGGTTCATCCATGCGGTGCTGCCAGAGCAGCGCAGGTAACGCTTTTCTGTCACTCCACGCCCGCAGGGAAACAGCAAATGCCCCGGACATCACCACATCATCGTGGCTGTCCTTTACACCAAAGACGGAGCCATACCCTTCAAACTCACCGGAGTCACTGACAGATTTCAGACTCAGCGGTACATCAAGACGTTGTTTCGTCTGCATTGGCGTTATCCTTCTGCTTACCGGCTTTACTGCCATCGGAGGGTTTCGTGGTCATGTTCATCGGTGTGAGATAGACATCACCACCGGGTCGTGGATTCATATCTTCCAGGTCGCGGCAGTCATTGGGAGAGTAAATTCCCCAGTTGATCCCGGTGGCGTAGGCTTCAAAACGGGACTTCATATCCCCGCGCAGTAACGCCCCGGCGTTAAATTTGGCGTAATAAACGCCCTGCTTACTTTTTCGTACCAGTCCGGTGTTGATCCGCTGTTCGATGCGGGTCAGATACGGCACCAGTGAATAGTTGATAAATCCCAGCCCCAGCTCTTCGATATTGTTGAAGGTGGCGCGATCGGTGTTCTGCACCATGTGCAACGGCACCCGGAACAGACGACAGATTTCTTCAAGCTGAAACTTGCGGGTTTCCAGGAACTGGCTGTCCTCGGCGTTCAGCGCCATCGACTTCCAGTCCAGCCCCATCTCAAGGATCATCGGGCGGTGAGCATTGCCAAGCCCGGTGTGACGCTCCTCAAAATCTTTCTTCAGGCGCTCATAAGCCTGATCTGACAGCGTCTGCTCTGTACGCAACACACCCGACGTCACCGCGCCATTGCTGAACAGTCTGGCCCCGTGCTCTTCGGTCGCTGCCGCCAGCGATATTGCCTCGCGGGCATAGGCGATGGGATTCAGCCCCACCAGTCCGTCCAGCGTCAGCGTGCGCACATGCCAGATATCCTCCTGGCTCAGTACATCCGTGGAGCCATCCGGGAATGTGACCTGATAGACCGGCTCCCAGCTACTGTTAAGCTTCGGTACCACACAGCCGGGATCGACGGGCAGCAGTTCAGCCACTTCGCCAAATGCTTTCACTTTGTAGGCGTAAAAGTTTCCCCGCAGGCACAGACAGGTGACCACCAGCTCCCAGAACTCCTGCGGCGTCATATAGCCATTGGGATGCGTGGAGATCAGCTTATGCAGACGTTCGCCAGCGGCTCTCTGCTTCAGACTGCCGTTCAGGTGATACAGGTTGCAGGGCAACATCCCGACCGACTCCGCCAGCACCCTGACACAGGAAAAAACCGCCGTCAGTCGCATGGCCCGCTGGCTGCTGATCTGCTTTCCGGTATAGGTGTCGTAGGACAACCCGATAGCATCCGCCAGCTCTGCTGGCGTGGTCACCGGTGCGTCACTTTTTCGTTGAAATAATCCCGAAAAGAACACTATTTACCTCCGCCGACAGACGACTGTGTACGGTCGAGATATCGCGCCACCAGCCACGACCAGAACAGACACAACGCCCCGGCAACAACAAACCCCGCCGGGGGATAAATCAGCCAGGCACCATACGCCAGCAAAAGCGCCCCCAGCACGCCCACCAGAGGCGCGAGAATCAGCATGATCATAATTACCTCAGTTAAAGCGAGCGGATCCCATAGGACTCAATGTGGTCAGACAGCGTGTCTTCTTTCTCGTACAGCATGGCTCTGCCAACCGCCATAATCAGCGCAACTGCACCATCGATTTTGTTTTCCGCCTGCTCTTTGACGGGCTTCACTAAATCATCGTTACCTGGCATGTTTTTGCCGACCACATTGCCGATACACCAGGTCATGATGGGATTGCCGTCATGATGAAAGCGTCCCGATTCAATCGCTGCCTCCAGCTCTTTCATCGGGTCGGACATATTGGCGAAGTTCTGGACGATAGTAACGGGATTCAGGTCTTCATCAGCAAGGTCATGTGACAGCCCGGTCGCTCCGAAAGGGTCGATGGGTGACTCACTGACCGGGCTGATTTTGTTCGCCGCTTTGGCCTCTTCGAGGATGTAGCGATAATCCACCTCTGCACCATCGGTAACGGTCAGAACGCCCATTTCCACCCATTTCTGAAAGCGTTCGGCTGTCCGGCGATCTTCATTTTTCTCGACGCTATACACCGTGTCATACGGTACCCAGAAACGCGGGGCCACACTGTAGTAATGCGTTTTACCGTCAATCTCGCGGGTATAAAGTCGCGCCATGCTGTTCATATCCAGCTTACGCGCCAGGTCAAAGGCCAGAATGCACGGCTGCCCCTCGAACTGCTCAAGGGTCAGTGATTTATCCTCGCAGCTCTGCCAGCTCACCAGGTTGAAATACGCCGAACGCGCCGACACCCAGATATTGAGGTGTTTTGTTTTAAAGACGTTTGCCAGACGGGCGTTATTTTTCGCACGCTGCTGCTGACTTAACAAAAATTCGCGATAAACCGACACGCCAATATTTGGATTGGCTTTTTCCAGCACCTGCGGGTCGGTCCAGTCGTCACCTTCATCAACGGTATAGATGATCCCGAACAGTTCATCGTTAGGCACCGAGCCGTTGAGCATCTCGATGACTTCCCGCCGCTTGTCGTAGCACGGCCCCTCAATGTTGTACCCGGCGGTGGTGATGGCCCACATCAGTGGCTGACGTCGCGCCCCCATCCCGGTAAGCATTGTGGTATAAAGCGCATCGGTGGCATGCTCGTGATATTCATCAACCACGGCACAGTGGGGTGATGAACCATCACCTGGGTTGCCGATCAGCGGTTCAAACCGCGCGCCATCCTCCGGACGGTTCATGTTTGAGGCGTTAACCTCAATCCCGAACGCTTCCGTCAGCATGGGTGTGCGTTTACACATCAGTCGCGCCGGGCGAAAGACTTCCCACGCCTGTTTCTCTGTCGTGGCACCGGAATACACTTCCGCGCCAAACTCGTTATCACAGGCAAAACAATACAGGGCAACACCGGCAGAGATTGCTGATTTGCCGTTCTTACGGGGGATTTCGGTGTACACCTCCCGGAAGCGGCGCAACCGGGTGCCTTTATTGACCCAGCCAAACGCACAGCAGATCACAAATAGCTGCCACGGCTCCAGCGTGATGGGCATCCGTTTGAATGCCCACTCCCCCTTGGTGTGCGGCAACAGCTGAATAAATTTCGCGGCCCGTTCAGCCAGGTCCTTGTCGAAGCGGTAACGAAACGACTTACTTTTTTCCGCCATCAGGTCATCAAGATGGCGCTGGCAGGCCTGAATCACAAACTGGCAGGCAACAATCTTTCCGCGCACGACATCCCGGGCATACTGATTTGCAGCATTTACGTTGGGGTAAGATTTCCGGCTCATGATTCGATGATTTTCAGAAACGGGTTAGTGGCTTTCTTCTTCCCCGCCAGGCCAATCAGACGCTGGCGGCTGCTGGGGTCGAGTCCGAGCATTGCCCCCGTACTGCTCATCTCGGACTCCTGTTCTTTTTTGGCGGTCAGCTCCGGATTTTTGACCATACCGCCCATTGCACCGGTGATGGTGTTGCCCTGTCTGGCAATATTTTTCACGGCACGTCGCCAGAACTCGTAGGCCACGCACCACCGCTCAAGCACCGCAAGGTCAGTCACGCACAGCAGGCCCTGACCGCAGAGTTCTTTAGTTGTCAGTTGCCACATGATCGTAGCGAGAGGGAGATCTTCTTCAGCGAACCACTCCGGTGGCTCAACACCTTTGATGGGCGTAAAAACAGGTTCATCTTTGTTCAGGGCTCGCTTGCCGGGGTTTCCGGCCAGCGCCTTGCGCGCCGTTGGCTTGGGGCGACGCCCGGAACGCCCCGCCGTTCCAGCCATATGCGGCACTCCTGGTTAAATTTCATTTTTCGCGGGTATAAAAAAACGATGGGGCGGGCAGTCCGGAAGACGTCAGGTCACAGGGATTTGACCCGCCCCTCCCCTCTGTCAGTGGGAACTGATTCTTACTTCAGCCGTTCACGGGCCGTCTTCGCCTTATGACACGGCCAGCACAGGCTCTGCAGATTACTGTCGGCATCAGAGCCGCCATGCGCTTTAGGAATGATGTGGTCAACGGTTTTCGCCTCACGCACCACACCAGCACGCAGACATAACTGACATAAACCTTTATCACGCTTCAGCACACGCGCGCGGATAACATCCCACTTCGAACCATAGCCGCGCTGGTGACGGGATTGTCCTGGCTTGTATTGTTTCCAGCCTTCGCTTTTGTGGCTTTCGCAGTAGCCTGACGGGTCAGTCGTGGTATTGCGGCAGCCGCGAACGCGGCAGGCTTTTGGGATTCTAGGGGGCATATAAAAAATTTATAATAAGTAAAATAATAAAGAAAAATGCTCAAAGGCAATTATCTTGACTCAAATACAAATCTAGAAGAGATGAGCTTATCAAGCATTTTCATAAGTAAATCCTTACTCTCACCACCATTTATATATTTATTAAAGTTAGACTCGAACTCATGCCAAACTTTTTCTAACTCAGTATTATCAAATAAGTGCTCTGTCGCAAACCATGAAGATTGGCAACAATCGAAAATACTCAAAAGCTCATCAAATCTTTTAACATTCTCTTCTCCCAACTCAATTTGCTGACTAATAAGATCTACATCTTTAAATAGCCATTTCGCAATAACTTGCTCTCGTTCATCATTGAGTTGCTCGGGGTCAATATTGACAGGCATAAATAATAGAGCTGTCTTTAATTTCTTTAATGCATTCCTAAAATCTATTTTTACTTTTGTTTTCTCTTGTTCCCGCCACGTAAATAATGCCTTGAACGCCAAAAACAAAGTAACAATAGTAGCTCCAGCACTCACCCAAGATGCAATCATTGCCCAACAAGCCCACTCAGCAGCAGCACGGTTTGCTACAAGTGTCTCATATGCAATATAATTTTCGTTCATTTTTACCTCACTGTTAATAGTGAGAGTATTGTAACTAAAAGCATAATAACTAGAACAGTCAAATAAAAATATTTCACCTAATGAATATTATTATTCAAATGCAGATTGTACTTTTGCTCTCCTAACCTACGAAGATCAGACTTATCACGGTTACATAGCCCCAGTGCTGATAGCAGACTTACATTCAAACTAAGACTATCCCCATAAGTCAGAGGATTGGGTATAACTGGCTGTGGAGTTTCAGCGAGCAGGTTCGCCGGTAACGGTATCGTTGGAACCTGCACGTATACTGTCCGCGTACTTCCGCAACCGGTCAGCAGCGACATCAGGCACAGGGCGTGAAGCGCAATCATCTTCCGCAACAGCCACTTTGATATCTTCCTGGGTTCTCTGTGACTCCAGTGCGATCTGCTGTTTTGCATGCTGGTTAGCCTCCAAAACTGTATTGACGATTTGCATTGATTGCAGGACGTTATTGGTAATGGCAGTTGCTGATTCAGCATTTTGTACAGCCTCATCAGCACGTTTCTTTTCGTACTGATATTTGCTGTAGTAGTAGTTGGCTGACCAGATGAAAGAACCAATGGCAGTAACGAAAAAAGCAGCGATAATCAGCTTATAACTCAACTTCATTTACCACCCCACCAGCCTCTTTAAATCGGGCAATCAGGTCACCGATTTTATGTTCATACTGACCGTAACCTGCGCCCGGCAGTGAAGCCCAGATATTGCTGCAACGATCGATAGCCTGACGGATATCACCGCGATCAATCATCGGTAAAGCGCCACGCTCTTTAATCTGCTGCAATGCCACTGCGTCCTGGCTTTTGGGGGAGAAGTCTTTCAGACCAAGCTGTTTACGGTAAGCATCCCACCATCGGGAAAGAATCTGGTAGCGTCCAGCAGCCGTTGATTTAAGTTTTGGGTTTAGCGTGACAAGTTTGCGAGGGTGGTCGGAGTAATCAGTGAAGAGTTCACCACCGACAATAACGTCATAACCGTGGTTACATGTCGGTTGCCGTCCATTATCCGTTCCTTCTGACCATGCCACCATATCGAGGAAAGCTTTACGCTGGGAATTTAGTACCTGCATAAATTACTCCTTAGAGCCACCAAACTTGTTACCGATTACTCTCATTGCAGCCCCACGAATTGCATCGACCCCGATCAGCCCCACCCCACCACCAATGGCAACAGAAAGCGATTTAGGCCATCCGACATACTCAAGCGCGGATGCAAAGGTCAGCGTCAGAGCGCCACAGAGCAAAATTTCGAGTGTTTTTCGTTTCCAGCCGCCACCACCACCAAAATAGGCAATACGCAAACCAGCCATAACAATCGACATAATCACTGCGCCCAGCGGCGTATCTCCACGCCACCAGCTCTGGAACAACTCCAGCCAGTCCGGCCAGGTATTTGGGTTATGAGGCATTTCGTCATCTCTCACCTCGCGATTATTTGCGGGTGCTGTGTTGGAAATAAAAAGGCCACGCAACGTGGCCACCAGAATTATTTCCCCACCAGTTCACTTACCTCTTTCACTGTCTGGTTAAACCGATCTGACTCAAGCTCAACACCTAACGCCCGACGCCCCAGCTCCATTGCTGCTTTTATTGTGGAACCAGATCCCATAAAAAAATCAGCAACCAGATCACCTGGTCGACTACTGGCATTGATTATTTGCCGGAGCATATCCGCCGGTTTCTCACACGGATGTTTACCCGGGTAGAACTGAACGGGTTTATGCGTCCAGACATCGGTATAAGGCACGGAGACTGATACGGAGAAATAGCGCCTGAGAGATTTAAACTCATCCAGCAATTCAGAATATTTGCGATTCAGTGAATCATAAGATGCCACCAGCTGGTGGTGTGGTTGTTCCAGTTGTTGTTTCTGAAACTTCTCTGCCGCTATACGGGAAAAAAGTGCCTGCAACTTCCGGTAGTCAGCCTCATTCGGCAACTGCCACTGACTGGCACCAAACCAGTGGGAAACCATGTTTTTCTTACCAGTGGCTTCGGCAATCTGTTTTGCCGTTATACCCAGTTCGGCACGTGCATCCCTGAAATACGATATCAGCGGTGCCATTATGTGCTGTTTGAGTTCCCTTTCTTTTTCCGCATAGCCGTCACTTTTGCCGCGATATGGCCCCTGGTAATGTTCAGCAAACAGAACGTGCTCTGTAGCGGGGAAATATGCCCGCAGGCTTTCTTTATTACACCCGTTCCATCGTCCGGACGGCTTCGCCCAGATGATATGGTTAAGCACATTGAAACGTTCACGCATCATGATCTCGATATCAGATGCCAGGCGATGTCCACAGAACAGGTAAAGGCTTCCGGCAGGTTTCAACACCCGCCAGAACTGGGCCAGACAGTGGTCCAGCCACTTAAGGTAATCTTCGTCCCCTTTCCACTGATTGTCCCAGCCGTTGGGCTTCACTTTGAAGTACGGTGGATCGGTAACAATCAGATCAATGGAGTCATCAGGCAGGGACTGAATAAAATGCAGGCAATCAGCGTTGATTAAATCAACACTGTTTATTTTTACAGTATTTTTCATGGATCAGTAAGCGTAACTCTGGTAGGCTCACTCTGCTTTTGCGCTAAAGCAGTGGGCCATGGTTCGCTTGTGACCAGTAAGCATGAGCGAATGGCTGGCAGGTGCTACCAACACCCACCAGCCGCCCATTTTCACAAATTAAAAGCCCTTCATTGCTGAAGGCGTCTGTAACAGCCGAACTGGTAATCTACCAGCCCCGCCATAACCAGCTGGGTCAGTATTAACTGACAGCGTTCGCGTGAAAGGTATGTGTTTTGTGCAATCTCCCCGACTGTTGCCGGTTCGATGCTTAATTCATTAAAAACAACTTTTGCCGTTTCTGTCATATCTTGCTGTTTTAGCATGTCTTTTTCCCTTCTGGTTAACATGACATACCAATAACTCTTGTCTAAAAAGCCAGCAAGATAAAAAGTCAGTATTCACGACCACCAGCGTGTTTACCGTACTGCTCTTGGTTTACAGGTACAAAAAAACCGCTCGACGGCGGGTTTAAGCTGTGTGGCGAAGTAACCACTCTTAACAGATTATGATAGTTTTTGCGTACGCGTTAGTAATTTATTATGCTCTTTACAATTGTTAGCTTAACCGCATGGAATTGACCAAAAAATGATCAAAGCAAGCATACGCCACGTAATCGTTCATGAGCTCTTAAAAGAATCTAATAAAGACTTCGATCACTCCAAACCATACAATCTTCGTGATACAGAACTAGATAAAACAAATGATATAGTAAAAAAATTAGTAGACGGTGTTATTGATTTGTATGGTTCAAAAGGGAACTCAGCGCATTATGGTGTTTTTATTAAAAATAAAACAAAGCAAGGCCCTATACCAGAACTATTTCATAAATACTCTTTAGTTCAACAATCTGTTTCAAGTGATTTCATTGAATTATCGAAGGAAGTTATGAAACAAATGTATAAATCTGCTCAAGAGCAGATTTGGGCTTCTGGAGGATATGTTGTTTTTACTGATTATATTTTATCTGGTTTCCGTTATCTATTGGTTACAATGATCAAAAAAACTAATGGCGTAACTATTAGTGAAAATTTAGAGCCAGAGGAAATGATTCACTTAGAACTTGGTAATATTAACCAAGCAGCAAAAATAAATTTCAGATATTATGAAGAATACCAAAAAGCAGATGACTTAAAAAAAACAGACTTAAGTTATCTAAGCTTTATAAGCAAAACTACGGGACAGTCAGCGGCAGCATATTTTATAGCAGCATTAGGATGTGACAAGGGGATTGCTTCAGCAGGTGCAACCCGTAAGTTACCAGATGAAATAAGGCGTTTCTTTAAGAAAGAACCTCTTTTAAAAAATCAAGCAGAGTCATTTAGAAATGATGTTATCAAATACTTAGAAAAGCAATTTGACAACGAGCACTCTGCAAGGCTTTCTGATATCGAATCGCTTGCTTCAGGCCATATGTCCGATTTAAAAGAGGAAGAAAAAACAGAACTTGTTGATAAATTAATGAAACACCTCAATAGTGAGGAAGTCAGAATCCCATCAGAGTTCGTAATCAATAAAAACTCCTTAGATAAAATCCGCAATGTGATATATAAAACCCCATCATTGAGCTTTCACTTCGACAAGGATTTACTCGGTGTCACAACTGATGCTAAAATATATTATGATGACGAAAACCAAAGCCTAACATTTAATAATTTGCCTGTTGAAGCATTAACTAAGATAAGAAGAGCGTTGAAAGAAACTGATAACCCGAGTAATGAAGAAGATAAAGAATGAATGATTTTAGTATAATAGTTAATCTGTATAGATTATCAAGCTATCCTCATTTTGACGGGGCTAAGTTTTCTGCGCGTATAGCTTATAATGCAGACGTAAAATCATTGTTCAAAAGAATTTTGAACCCTACTTTTCAAGCTGGTACAGCTGACGAAATAGAGGTGGATGGTCATTTAATTTATGATTATGAAGACTTTCCTGAAAAGGGAAATTTTCTTACATACTCGTTTAAAATTTCACAAGGAAGTGCGAATCGTTTTTATAAAAATAAAAACGAGTTTGTAAAAATAAACACGCTCAAGAAAGGCATAATGCCAGAGTATTTCTATATTATAGAGGATGATTTCTATTCATTAGAAACACCAAAACCTTCTTATATCCAAAAAATTGAGGACATTTGTGAGCTAATCAATGCTCTTTCCATGCTTGCTCATTTCCATGATATAAAAAAAGATAGCAAAGGTACATTTTATCGTTTAGTCTTTATTTTAAACTCAGAGTCTAAATCTTCTTCTGCTGTAATTGAAACAAATATTACAGAAGAAATTTTTAATGATAAAACAGTAAATACTCAGTTAGTTAAAACATTAGTAAGTAGTGAAGCTACTACTGATGCCCATCACATTGAAAAGATTAACACTTTCAGAAACACAGTTATTGAGTATGTTAATAAAAATGGAAATTCCTTTGTCGAGTTAATTAACAAGTGGGATTTCATATGCGAACTTTATACGAACAACTTAGCTGCTTATATGTCGGCATTTTCTTTTCATAAAGCAAGGAAAGAAGTTGTTGATGCTGAACTCGATTACTCAGAAAAACTGTCAAAAATAATTTCAGAAATTTCTAACAAAGCTCTTGCAATACCTATTTCACTAGCTGGTTCAATTGCTATTTTCAAATTAACAACAAAAACTGATTGGATTATTGCTTTAATTGGATTAATTATCACAGCAATAATAACATCTGCAATGATTGTGTCACAAAAAAAACAACTCGCTCGTATTTCACACTCTAAAGAAATACTTTTTGGACAATTAAGATATAGAATAAAGGATGACACCAGCGATCTTAAAGAGAGCTTAGAAGAGGCTATTAAAAAATTAAATGACAATGAGGATTTTTGTCATAAGGTGCTTGACAGTTTATTATCACTAGCATGGATGCCTACATTCATAGGCATCATCGGTATTTTATTTAAATTAATGCCAAATATTACTTGAGCATGTACATAACCCCATTAATGAAACCTAACGCAGTCTGCAATTGCTTCCGGATTGTTCCATCTGAGCATCTGCGTCTCTTCGCAATAGAACGCAGTGAAATACCTATAACGAAGTGAGCAATGATCAGCTCATATTCGTCTGGTTTATACTTACACAGGCGGGCAACACAGCCGTCTATCATGATGCCTTCATCATCATCACACTGAAGGCGTATTTTTTTACCATGAGGTAAAAGCCCCTTAAAGCCTGCTGCTATCGGCTGCCAGTCCACACCACTGTTATCTGCTGCAGCCCACGCTCCCCAGCGGTCTAAAACTTCATACATATCACGCATCAACTTTCTCCACAAAATCAGGCCAGCACGCCAATTGCCAGCGCACGATCGATAAAACGAAATATCAGCTCCAGCTGGGAGCCATACTTCTCTTCAAATGTCACGGTATCCGCATGCAGCTCGTCGTGATGCTTTCTGCACAAAGGCAACACAAAGAGATCATGCGCTTTTGTACCCATTCCACCCTGACCGTGGCCTATCAGGTGGTGGGGATCATCAGCTGGCTTTCCACAACATGCGCACGGCTGCGTCTTAACCCAGCGCGTGTACTTTTCATTAACCCAGCGGCGACGTTTGGGGCGTAACATAAAAGACTCCGGCGACTCCGGATCCACTTTCAGCGCCAGCACCTTTTTCGCTTTATCCTGGATGATGCTGGTGGCAGGAACCGAAGGCACAAGGTCACTTTCCCGGGTGACAGATGGCACAACAGGCTTCGGTAATCTCAGTGCCTTACGGGCTGCACTTTCCGGTAAGGCATCCGCCAAATCATTACGAACCAGCCACCAGCACAGTTCCGGCATTGTCACAACGTGACTGTCATCAAAACCGAGATCCCGACGCACGACAGACAACACCCAGCGGGCACAGTTATCCGTTGCCATTGATTCCAGCCGTTCCGTGAACTGGTCACGCAGCTGGTTATCGCAGTGCCAGCACAGACGAATTGCTCCCGGAGCGTGCCGCATTGTGGTCATGTTCTCGCTGTGCCAGTCGGAATGAGGCCACTGACAGCCCTTTTCACGAAGTAACCAGCTTTCAAGACATTCCACGCCACCAGCACGACGGATCACTGCCTCATTGCGGAACACGGCCCGAACGGCAGGATCATCCGCCAGCGGTTGTGATGCCGCCGGAACGGCACCACTGGCGAAAGATGA